GCTCCCTGACCTGGATTCGAACCAAGATACCCGCCTCCAAAGGGCGGTGTCCTACCGTTAGACGATCTGGGAATATGAGCGAATAGCGAGAATCGAACTCGCACATTAACCTTGGCAAGGTTACGCACTACCACTATGCAATATTCGCAGGGGCTATAAACGATGGCGACTTCCAGTTGCACATGACGTACATGCTGTATCTGTCTCACACGCCACTCTTCCGAGTTTCGGGTGTATATGTAACTATAACATCCTAAGTTGTGTCGTTTATAGCCTTGTAGAGCAAGTAGGACTCGAACCTACGATTACCGAATTATGAGTTCGGGGCTTTAACCAACTAAGCTATTGCTCTTTGTTTAATTATGCGTGTGGGGGTTCTGTTGATTTATTTTCTTTTAGTTTATCTCGCTCATCAATAGTTTCATATGCAAACTTTGATAATGCTTCTTCATTTTTTGCGTAGTGATGACCGCAAAACATAAGTTGACCTGTTACGCCTTTTACTAAAACTAAGGCCTCTGCAGAACATTGATCGCAACGATCAAGCGGACTTAATACATACTCTATTTCTTCTACAACTAATTCTGCTGTCATATTCATAATTATACTCTCTCTATTTGAAGGTTGATAATTTGCTGCCCCACCTGGACTCGAACCAGGAACACCCGCATTAACAGTGCGGTGCTCTGCCAATTGAGCTATGGGGCATCAGTAGAATTTATTCTACCTTACCGAATGGATTGTTGTCAATCATCTTCAGCAAATCTTCTGGACTATTAATCAAACGTCTCTGTGCTTCAAACTTACCAAGTTGAACCATTTCATCAGCAATTGTGTGCATCATGTCAAGCAAACCTAAAGCATACTTTTTGCTTTTTGGATCTGCTTCTTCAACTTCTGCTTGCATATTTACAGCAGATTGTGTAAAGTATTCGCAAAGTTGTGTAAGAGAAATGTAAATATCTTTTTCATCTTCAATTGTTCTCATTGTGCCATTACCTAGCATTTTATTCCTTTGTTAGTAGTTATAGGTGTTAGTCTATCAGAGCACACGCATGCTGTCAATAGGGAATTCATCCTCGTCTTCTTCTATTCCTAGGTAGTCCCGCAAATTTGATGGCATCTCTTCCCTATCTGGAAGTTTAATTGTTTTATTTCTAATTAGTCTAGCATCTGATTCTTTTCTTAATTGATCTAATTCATCTGAAAATACCCCTGCATAAGTATAAAGTTCTACTTCAGGGTTTAAATCCCTGGGCGTTAAGGCTACGGAGTTGTAGATAGCCCCGCAAACGGCATCTGAGAGGTCCTTAGAGCCTTTTCTGGGGTGGTCTACCTTATCCTTTACAATGCGAAGCTGAAGCAGCTCATCAACCAACAACTGGATTCTAGGACCATCTACTCGTTCTTCTGTAATACAAAGAGACATATCTTCGTAATGCTTTTTAGCAACAGATAAAGTTTCACAATTCATTCCATGAGCTTTTAATTGCTGCATCATATCGTGTGAGTTCCAACGGTCAAATGTAACCATTTTAATATTGAAACCACGTTCTCTTAAACTAATTATATATTCTTTTACGTCTGTAAAATCTACAGACTTTGATGATGTAGGTGTCCAAAATCTAACTGCGTCTACTATGATGCGTGGGGCAGCTTCTTTCATCTTATCCCCAATTTTCATTGTTACCCAGTTGTGAACATGTGCTAATGCTACGGCACAATGGTCATGTTTTTGTGCAAGGTCAACGTGAATGTAATACCATTTATCTGGATCTGGTTTGAATGTATCAGCAAAACGACCATATGAGTCTACATTTAAATTAGGATTTGAAAATGCTTTTTCAATTACTGCACGGTTTTTAAAGAATGCATCTGTTGCGTCTGGTGGCATACATGCAAAACGAGATAAAGCATCCGTAGGATCTGTATAAAAGTCAATAGTAAAATCAGTTATCTGACGTGTAGGGTTTACTTCCCATGTTGGTCTTTTGAGTGCGTATACTCTAGGAATTTTGTAGGAAACAATATGGTCTTCTTCCCACTCCATCTCAAATTCATTTCCTTCAACACCATCTGGAAGTTCTGGATCTACTTTAAATTTATGATGGCGTAATACAACTTCTTTTTCAGCAATAACATCATTATATCTTTGCTGAATATAGTCATTTTTAAAACGTGGGAATGAAAGTAAAATAACTTTACCAAAGTCTGGAAAACGAGAGTTTACAGATGCACGATACATTTTGTAGATAGATGATGCCGTTTTTGCTTGTTCATTTCCAGATGTTGATTCCAAGTCAAAGCCTGAAATCTCATCAAGGATAACAACAAGAACGTTATATCCTTCCCAAGCTTCTCTTTCAGAGTGACCTGAGTGAACTGTAACTCCTTTATCAAATTCAACCATATTAGCTTTTGATATGTACTTGCCTTGAAACCAAGGTGACTTTTCAATACGTTGATTAAAGCCTTTAAAGAATACTCGGTTTGCCTGAACAGCGTTAATAGCAATGTTAATAATATCAATTGCATCGCCTGGAGGTTTGCCATAATATTTGGCAGGATCTGTAAGACAAAGAAGCAAGTGCACCATATATGCACAAGCAATAGTAGAAGTATAGTCTTTACCAGAACCTTTGCCCAGTTGTAGGATTACTTCACTACATGTTTGTTTAAAGATCTTGCGACCTTCATCTTCCCCGTAAATTTTAATCAATGTTTCTTGCTTGTAAATTTGTGTTGATGCTTTAATCATTGTGTATTGATGTTCTGATAGAGGGGGCAACCCTAAATAATCTTTGCTTGTTACAAACTCTTCAAGGGGTGCTGGTTTTTCTACAAATTCATCGCCTTCAAGTGCATCTAAAAAGATATTGAATTCTGACATTAGTCTACTATTACTGCTTCAACTTGTCCTGTAACCTGAGATAATCTTTTGGACACTTCCCACTTACAGTGTTCACATTTTGCAGTAACATCCTTTAATATTCCAACCAATAAGTCTTGCTTTCTTTCTGATTCTAGTATCTGATCAGCCATAGAATCGCTTTCAAGGATTCCCGCCTTGTTAAGCATATCAATACGTTTAGCCTCAATGTCAGCAATAAGTTTTAATGCTGCGTTCTTTGTGTTAAGTTCTGCTGCAACTCCAGCTTCGTGAACAACATCCCATGCTTCTTTAATAAGCATATTGTAATGTTCATCTGCTCCAGCCAATGCTTCTTTTGCACGTTCACGAATAACCTTGCTATCTTGCACAAAGTTTTTCCAACTCTTTACGTGGTTTTCTACTTGAACTCTAGTCAGCCCTAAGCTTGTGGCAATCTTTGCAGGGGAGTTGCCTTTAAGCAATTCCTCTACAACTTTATTCATTTGATCAAATTGACTTGCAAGTTCTACTGAATTATCCATTTTCTGTTTTATAAAACCCTGACCCTTTAAACGTAATTCCTGGAGCATTGTAAACCCTTGCCATACTATATCCGCATGAAGGGCAGGCGGGTAATGATTCTGGATCACTAAACCCTCTTGTTACTTCTTCGCTTGTCTCACATGTAATACAAGCATACTCATATGTAGGCATAATCTATTATACTCCTTTAGACCTGTCTTTGTCAATAGCAATTTTAAGTAAGATTAAATAACCAATCAAATCATCAATATCGTTGTCTCCAGCAAAACCTTGATTGTTCTTTACACGGTTGATTTTATCGTCAATTCTAATTTTAATTTGTTCAATGCTGTCAGATTGTGCAAATATTCTAACTGGGTTAAGTGCTGAATCTCCGTATGAAACATTTTTTTTAACAAGCATTTCCATAATTTCTAGGCACGATCTGATGATGGCATTACCTGATGGTGCACCTGTGGCTATTAATTGAAGGTCTGTAATCCAAGCTTGGTATCCGCCTTCTTTATTTGGGTATCCTGTCATTACATCAACCTTTCTGTCCATGTTTTTGGGGTATTATGTTTAATAAATTCAAGAGGCAAATGGTAATCAAATGGTCTTGTTCCCTTAATTTTAATCCATTCTGCAAGTTCTGTCAAGCCC